GTCACAAAGAACTATATTGGAACTAGGGACTGTTAACTCTAACCACTTGCGACCTGTTAAGCAAACATTCAATGACAAAATGCTTAAATATTCTGATATTGCATCTCGGTATGATGCCATAGTGTATGTACTCTCTGTGGGAATTAACAAAGTTGTATCTAACTTGAATCTGCCCCAGTTTGTGGTTCAGTTGCTAACATCTAGATTCCTCGAAATTCAACCACTAGAACGAGAAATATCAATGTTATGTGGATTTGATCCTTTCAAGATGCTGGGCAATGATGATTATAAATTGGCTAAATTGGTGTTTGAAAAGGTCTCTCTGACACCCCTACATAGCAAGCAATATGATATACACGAAATTCAGAGTTTTTCATGTGAGATGACATCTAAGGAGAAGGATGAGGCAACAGCAATTTTGCAACAGGAACTTATGGCAGCTAGTCGTCCTCCCACATGGAGCAGACGAATGCTAGATGATTATCTGCTGGGGTTTACATCAGACAATTCCAAAGTTGATAAAAAGAGGATTTGTAACATTCCAATGGTTATTCCCACAGAGAATGCTCAGCCAATTAAAATAGTAAAGGGGGACGGGCCAAAGTACCTATTGGATCTCTGGGCTCAATCTGCTGTTGTACACAGCACAAGTACATCATTGAGTGAGAAGAGGGAGGATATCATGAGAAATGAAGAGCCAAGTCAAAAACATCTTAAGAAAACGCAATCCATGTTCAGAGCGAAATTGAGTGCAGATCAAGAAAAAGAACTTGCACTACAGGGCATAGGGGGGAAACTATTTGATCAAGATCCAGACAAAATTGCTATAGAAGCATCTTCTAAGAAGAGTTTCTCGCCTGAATCAGATATTAGTGACATAGAGGATTTTTTGAAACTACCTTTACTTGAACCTTTGCAGAATTTGTGGGTTGGGGATACAGTGTCACAAGCAGTTATAACATCAAAACTCTTGTCGACCATGTCCTTACCTCAGGATTCGGTCAAGATATGGGAGCATTGGAATAATACAAAACTTATGACATTTTGTTACTTCATTAGTTACATATTCATGGAATTATCATATAATTATAAACATTGGACTAATAAAGGATTATTCATTCGCAAGGATTTGAAAAATGGGGTTAGTTTGCTGATTTACAATCCTAAGGGACATCTATTTGTCAGTTACTGTATTCCTAAAACCAATGCCGTAATACTAGAAACTGGTAGAATAGGACCTAGATTGTATGACTGCTCTGATTATTGGATTTCTGATTTTTGTTCTTACAATGAACCAACCATTGAGCATTTTATAAAGTGTGGACCATATATAGGTTCATTATTGATTCACCTGCAATCAGCTTGCGAAACTAATCCGATTGTACAAACTACATATTCAGAGCAGTCAGTGAAATCTCTCCTGCTGGTGTATCTAAACAACAAGACGGATATCGAAGAGTTGATCACTTCTCAGAGGTATTTATTCATGAAATTGTTAGAAGATGTGAATCCAAACCCATGGGGTTTCGTTGAACGACTGCCTTCTGTTCTTCGATCACGACTAACTGTTTATTACCTTTGGAGAACAATTAATTTAATGGATAAATACTCTGAGCAAAAGATACTAAAAATACCTTATTATAGTGGGGATATGATTCTCTATGATTATAAGAATATCAGTAGTTTATTTGCCGACATAGAGGTTTCTCTTCCTCAGAAGGTTAATGAATTTTATTATGGTTATGTTGTGTCTAAAGAGAGGGGGCGTGGGGGGAGTAGAATGTTCAAAGTTTTAACCAAGATTTTGGAAAATGAGTACCAGTTTCGGGATGCCGAGGTAGAGGCATTTACATCAAGCATGAAGACACCTAAGTTTTCTTCTCATCGATCTTTGCTGAAGTTTTTTGGCCATTCTTTTAAAGAAATTCTAACTAGCAAGTTAGGACAAAATTATCAAAAAACATTATATAACAACTTCCTGGAGGAAGCAGCTTATTCAAACTTTGGTGTTCTTGCAACCCTTAAAGCTTCCTCTAGAAAACATCCCCAGACATTTAATTTAAATGGGGAACTTGATAATAAGACTGTCTCTCAGATTCATGATATATTGATGAAGTCCAACCCTGAGGAATCAAAAAAGCGTCCCAAAATGATAGAATCAATTATCACCCTTGTTGCGGATTTTAAAGCTCAGCACAATAGGGACCCAAAGCATGTAGTTGAATTGCTACCATGGTGTCTATCAAATTTAGTGTCCAAAGGGTACTTTGACAGTGATTGCTTTCCAAAGCCTCAGCATGGAGGAGATAGAGAGATTCATGTCTTGGAGGTGTCAGCAAGAATTGTTCAGTTTTATATTGAGATGTTCTCAAAGGTATTATGTAAATATTTCCCATCTGAAACAACCTGTAACCCTGATACGAAAGATTTTT